TGACTTAGGCGAGCCGGTTACATTCCATACAGACATCGAAGAGCGCAAGGCCGAGGAAGGTGGTTTTACACTGAGCGAAGACAATCGTTATGCTCTGTGTGAGATTCACATTGATACGGTGATTGATGGCATTGACGATGAGGATGACTTAGCTAAGCCTTACGTTATTACGATTGACCGTAGTAGCTCGACAGTTCTGGCTATTCGTCGTAACTGGAATCCAGAGGATGAGTTAAGACTCAAGCGTCAACATTTCGTCCATTACGTCTATGTTCCCGGCTTTGGCTTTTACGGCATGGGTCTGATTCATATCATCGGAGGATATGCTCGTGCGGGTACTTCTATTATTCGTCAGCTTGTTGATGCTGGCACTCTTAGTAACCTTCCCGGTGGTCTTAAGTCTCGCGGTCTGCGGGTAAAGGGCGACGATACGCCGATTGCTCCGGGCGAATTCCGTGATGTAGATGTACCAAGTGGCAGCATCAAAGACAACATTATGACGATGCCTTACAAGGAGCCGTCACAGGTTCTTTTGGCATTGCTTAATCAGATCACAACTGAAGGCCGTCGCCTTGGTGCTATCAGTGATATGAACATCTCCGACATGAGTGCCAACGCCCCCGTGGGTACGACACTCGCCTTGTTGGAGAGAACGCTTAAGCCTATGGCTGCTGTTCAGTCCCGTGTCCACTATGCAATGAAGCAAGAGTTCAAGCTTCTTAAGAACATCATTGCAGATTACGCACCGACTGAATACAACTATCAGCCAGAAAAGGGTGAGCCACGCGCCCGTCAACAGGACTATGAATTAGTCGAAGTCATTCCTGTTAGCGATCCAAATAGCAGTACAATGGCGCAGCGTGTAGTGCAGTATCAAGCTGTATTACAAATGGCTCAGCAAGCACCACAGATTTATGACTTGCCACAACTTCACCGTCAAATGATTGAAGTCTTAGGTGTTAAAAATGCCGACAAGCTCGTGCCGACTACAGAAGATCAGAAGCCACGTGACCCCGTATCGGAGAACATGGCAATTCTTGTCGGAAAGCCAGTCAAAGCTTTTATCTACCAAGATCAAGACGCTCATATTGCAACACACCAAGCCTTTATGCAAGACCCGATGATTGCACAGACTATTGGTCAGAACCCAATGGCTCAGCAATTAATGGCATCTTTGCAGGCGCACATTGCCGAACACTTAGCATTTAAGTACCGCAAGCAAATCGAAGAACGCCTTGGCGCACCGTTGCCAATGCCCGACGAAGAGTTGCCGGAAGAAATTGAAATTCAATTGGCTCGTTTGGTGGCAGACGCCGGTAAACAGCTTACGCAGATTCACCAGCAAGAGGCTGCACAGCAACAGGCGCAGCAACAACAACAAGATCCCCTCTTCCAGTTACAACAGGCAGAGGTGCAGATTAAACAATCAGACGTGCAACGTAAGGCTCAGAAAGATCAGGCCGACGTACAGCTTGCACAGCAAAGACTTGAGCTTGAAAAAGTGAAAGTAGCAGTAGAAGCAGAAAAGGAAAAAACGCGAGTATCCTCGCAGCAAACGCAGGCTGAAAACCGCACCAAAATGGAATTAATGAAAACCGTTATGGCGCAAAATAAGCCTAAATCCGGAGTGTAATGATGGGCAAAACCGTCTTTGACGTGTTGAACGAAAAAATTGACGAGCATAAACGCTCTGCTATGGAGTTCCTTGCTGATGGGGGTTGTAAAGACTTTTCTCATTACAAGAATCTGTGTGGCCTTATCCAAGGTCTAAGTGTCGCACAGCGAGAAGTAAATGACCTTATGCGCAACTTTATGGATGACGAAAATGACTGAACAAGTCGTAGTAACTGATGATGAAATGGAACAACAGATCCCCAAGCCGGTTGGCTATAGAGTGCTTATTGCACTTCCAACGATTGAGGAAAAGTATGATTCCGGACTCGTCAAAGCAGACCGCACTCTGAATGAAGAGCGAATCCTATCTACGATGGGCATTGTTCTTGATATGGGCGCCGAAGCATATAGCGATAAAGAGCGATTCCCTAACGGCCCGTGGTGTAGCATTGGTGACTTTGTGATGTTCCGTCCAAACTCCGGCACTCGGTTTAAAGTCAATGGTCAAGAGTTACGTCTGTTAAATGACGATTCTATCGAAGCCGTTGTACCAGATCCAAAAGGTATCACTCGTGCAAGTTAATCCGCGTAGAGCGTGCAAAGGGAGTAAATAATGGAAAAAGTTGAATTTGATTTTCCTGATCCAGACAAAGAAAACTTTAAACTTGAGGTAGAAGGGCGAGAGTCCGAAAAGCCTGAAGTCGAGGAAGAGAAACCAGCAAAGAAGGCTCGCGCTGAAGCTGACGACATTGAAATTGAAGTCGTTGACGACACACCGCCAAAAGACCGAAACCGTAAAGCCTCTGATCCGCCAGAAGATGTAACGGATGAAGAGCTTGAGGATTATTCGGAAAAGGTTCGTAAGCGCTTGCAGCACTTTAGCAAGGGATACCACGACGAGCGTCGCGCAAAAGAGACAGCTTTCCGTGAGAAAGAAGAGGCTTTGCGTATCGCCCAGCAGCTTGTGGAAGAGAACAGCAAACTTAAAGGCACGGTTGGCAAGAACCAAGAAATTCTTTTGGATCAAGCAAAGCGGGCTACGAATGCTGAGCTTGAGCAGGCTAAGGCTAAGTATAAGCAGGCGTATGAGTCTGGTGATTCTGATGCAGTATTAGAAGCGCAAGACGCATTGACATCGGCAAAGATTAAAGCTGACCGGCTAAATAATTTCCGATTGCCTGTACAAGAGTCAGAAAAAGTAGTACAACAACAACAAATCACCCAAGCACCGTCTGCTGATGATAAAGCTGTGAGCTGGCAACAGAACAACTCATGGTTCGGATCAGACGATGAAATGACAAGTTTCGCGCTTGGGTTGCATCAGAAATTAGTAAAACAGGGTGTAGACCCTCGAAGTGATGAGTACTACGAGAAGATTAATTCCCGTATGCGACAAGTGTTCCCAGAGGAATTTTCCTTTGACGAACCTGAACAAGTGGAAGAAAAGCCCCGCAAAAAGGCAAATGTAGTCGCCCCTGCAACGCGCAGCACTGCGCCTAAAAAGATCGTGCTGACACAAACGCAGGTTGCCATTGCAAAACGGCTTGGAGTACCACTTGAACTATACGCCCAAAAGGTTGCTGAAGAGATGAGGAAATAATCATGGCTGAAAATCGCACAAATCGTGAATTGCAAACTCGTGACAAAACGGCTCGGAAACGTGCTTGGACTCGGCCTGAAACATTGCCTAGCCCAATCCCACAAGACGGCTGGAACTTTCATTGGGTGCGTATCGCTACTCGTGGTGAAGCAGATACCATGAACTTTTCGTCAAAACTTCGTGAAGGCTGGGAACCTTGTAGAGCGGTTGACCATCCCGAAATTCAATTGTTGACAGTCGAAAACGACCGATTCAAAGACAATATCGTGATTGGTGGACTAATGCTCTGTAAAGCTCCCTCCGAAATGGTCGAGGATCGTGCTGAACATTATCAGGATCAAACAGAATCCCAGATGCGTTCAGTGGATCATAGTTTCATGCGCGAAAATGACCCACGTATGCCACTCTTTAATGAGCGGAAAACAAAGGTTACTTTCGGAAAAGGTAATTAATCTCAGGAGTTTACAATGGCTTATCCTACTGTAAGCGTTCCCTACGGCCTAATCCCGATCAATCTGATCGGCGGTCAAGTGTTCGCTGGTTCTACCCGTAAGATGCGCATTGCAAGCGCTTACGCTACCTCTATTGGCTTTGGCGATTTGCTCGTTAAAGTGAATGACGGTACCGTTGCTCGCTCTGCCGCAACAACTGCAAAACCCACTGGCGGCTTCGCTGGCGTGTTCCTCGGTTGTGAGTTCATCAATCCAAGCACAGGTCAACTGCAATTCCAGCAAAACTTTGTTGGTGGCACTACAGTTACTTCTGGCTTTATCACGGCTTATGTTTGTGATGATCCGGATGCCCTGTTCAAGGTCGCCGTGGTTTCTGGCACAACTGTTGTGACTGGTGTTCAATACACGTCTGTTGGTGAAAACGCCACTCTCGTGAACAACACATCAATTACTACTGCCGGCAATTCACAAGTTGCACTGCTTGATTCGACTGCTACGACAGATACTCTGCCGATTCGCATCGTTGACGTTGTGCCTGATACCGCCTATGTTTCTGGTGGCAACACGCTGTATCCTGAAGTGATCGTCAAGCTCAACTTCGGTATGCACGCTTACGAAACCGCCGTCGGCGTATAAGGAGCTAAATCATGGCTATTTCACGCGCACAACTACTAAAAGAACTCCTCCCGGGGCTTAACGCACTTTTTGGTCTTGAGTACAAAAAGTACGGCGAAGAGCACAAAGAGATTTACGAAACAGAATCTTCCGAGCGTTCGTTCGAAGAAGAAACCAAGCTGTCTGGCTTCTCGGCTGCTCCAGTCAAGAACGAAGGCGCTGCACTGTCTTATGACAATGCACAAGAAGCTTGGACTGCTCGTTACGTCCACGAGACCATCGCAATGGGCTTCTCAATCACCGAAGAGGCGATTGAAGATAACCTGTACGACTCACTGTCTTCACGTTACACGAAGGCTTTGGCTCGCGGTATGGCCTACACAAAGCAAGTTAAGGCTGCAAACATCCTTAACAACGCTTTTGCTGCTGGCGTTACATACGGCGACGGTCAAGTTCTTTGCTCAACAGCACACCCATTGGTGTCTGGTGGTGTTAACAGCAACCGCCCAGCAGTCGCTGCCGATTTGAACGAGACTTCTTTGGAAGCCGCCGTTATTCAAATCGCTGCATGGACTGACGAACGTGGTCTTCTGATCGCCGCCAAGCCCAAGAAGCTGATTGTTCCTCCTGCACTTCAGTTCGTTGCAACTCGTTTGCTCGAAACAGAATTGCGTGTTGGCACAGCAGACAACGACATCAACGCCCTGAAGAACAACGGCTCGATCCCTGAAGGTTATTCGATCAATCACTATTTGACCGACACAAACGCATGGTTCCTGTTGACAGACGTTCCTAACGGCTTGAAGCACTTTGTCCGCACACCGATGCAGACTTCGATGGATTCAGACTTCGATACCGGAAACAGCCGTTACAAGGCTCGTGAACGTTACTCGTTTGGTGTTTCAGATCCTCTGGGCATTTTCGGATCGCCCGGCGCTTAATTAAACCTTAGTTGGTTTAGACCCCACTCACAAGGTGGGGTTTTTTTTACACCCTAACAGAGTTATAGTGTAAATCTCCTTGCGTAGAAACATCAAAAGAAGTATAAATACAGTAACTGGGAACCTCCAGCTTTACTGACCGCCCCAGCGGACGATGCAGAGACAGTAAAGCTTAGTACTGCATATACAAGGAATTATCATGGCCTCGACTACTTTCTCCGGCCCAGTCACATCGACAAACGGTTTTATTGGCGCTGTCACAGGCCCAATTTCTGCCACTACAATTTCAGTATCTGGAGTTGCTAGTTTGACAGGAACAGCTAATATTATTGTTGTCCCTAACTCAGATCCCGGCGTTGCTGGTGCGATCTGGAATAACAGCGGAACACTTGCGGTTTCTGCCGGTTAATTAGCCCTGCCCTCTACGGAGGGCTTTTGTACTTCTTAGGAGCTAATTATGGGTATGCAAACAGACGTTAAATCAGGCACAGCCGCTGCCGCCGGGACAACCACTATATTTGGTGGCCCAGCTCGTGTCAAAGGCTTGCTTATTAGTTACGCATCTGGCGGAACGGTTGTTGTTAATGACGGCACCGGTGGAACTGCTAAGTTTTCATTTACTGCGCCCGCAGCAATTGGAACAGTTTCTGTGCTTATTCCCGGCGAAGGTATCCGTTGCGATACAAATATCTCTGTGGTGTGTGCGGCAGCAACTACAGCAGTAGTGTTCTATGGCTAAGAAGACCCCCTCTCTAGCAGTCGGTCGTGGCGAGAAGCTACCCGTCTCTAAGGGGGCTGGTTTGACTGCCAAAGGTAGAGCTAAATATAACGCAGCAACAGGTTCAAATTTGAAGGCTCCACAGCCTGAAGGTGGCCCACGCAAGAAGTCATTCTGCGCTCGTATGAGTGGCATGCCCGGCCCGATGAAAGATGAAAGCGGTAAGCCCACACGCAAAGCCGCCAGCCTTAAAAGATGGAAATGTTGACATGACTCAGATGGAAATGATGCTTTGGAACGTAGTGCTGACTGTCTTTGTGGCAGGGATCGGGTACATTATGAACGAGAAATTTAAAGCGCTTAACGATGTGACAAAATTACTCAATCGCACGCGTGAAGAGTTTTCCCGTGACCACGTCACTCGGTCTGAAATGCGTCAGGATATGCAGTCGATATTGGACAGATTTGATAAGCTAGAGCGCAAACTTGACCGTGTTTTGGAGTCCGATAAAAATGCCCGCGACCAGTGAAAAACAAAAGAAATTCTTTGATGCTGCGGCGCACAATCCAGCATTTGCAAAGAAAGTCGGCGTAGCAACAAAAGTAGCAAAAGAATATTCAAAGGCCAGCAAAGGTCAAACTTTTAAAGAGGGTGGCGAAATGAAAGAATCAAAAGCAATGATGAAGAAAGAGGTAGACTTTATGAAAAAGAAAGGCGCACCAAAGGCCATGATTAAGCATGAGATGGCTGAAGCCAAGATGGCTCGCGGTGGCGGCATTGAAAAGAAAGGCAAGACCAAAGGCACGGTAGTCAAGATGGCTCGCGGTGGCGGCATTGAAGTTCGCGGCAAGACCAAGGGCAAGATGCTTGCTCGTGGCGGAAAGTGCTAAGGAGCTGATATGATTGAAGCCCCCACTTCTTCTGATGCAGATACAGACGCAGCGTTTCTACCGGCTCCCTTGCGTGGAAAGCGTAAGGTCAAGGGCATGAAAACTCCCGGCATGGGTGCCATGATGGGTTCGCCGCGACGTGGGGCTTTGCCTTCTATGGGTAAAATTACTCCTATGGAATATGCGAATGGTGGATCGGTTTCGAAACGCGCTGACGGATGTGCTATCCGTGGCAAGACTAAAGGTAAGCTATTATGAAAAAGAAACGTTTTGCCGGCGGCGGATTAACGCAAGCCGATATTGATGCTGGACTTACACAAGCAGACATTGATGTCGGCATGAGAGCAGGCAAACAAAGCAGCATTTCTGATGCAGAGCGTGAGTCTGCAATTTCCCGCGCAAATCGTCTCGATGCTGAAAGTATCGTAGATAAGTATCGCGATAAAACCAAGAATCCTGATGCGCAGTCATTCCCTGTTGACATGGGAGCATCACGCCTAGCACCTCGCCCCGCTCCTCGTCCCACCCCTGTGCGCCAAGCTCCAGTAGCAACTCGTGCGCCCCGTGTAGATCCTGTAGAGATGTCTGAAGAGGGGGCTTCTGCCGCGCCCGGTACAAGTCGTAGTGCGCCTAGTCGTGGTAGCTATGACCAAAACGGCCCAGTGGGCGACCTAATTGATTTAATTCGCAATAAGGCACGCAGAGGTCGCGGCAACCCAAATCCAAATATTTATCGAAATGCTCCAGATGCTATTGGCGCTAAACGTGGCGGCGCTGTTAGCAAAATGGCAAAGAAAGCATCATCTGCATCAAAACGTGCGGATGGTATTGCAACGAAAGGTAAAACAAAAGGACGGATGGTATGAAAAAATATGCAGATGGCGGTATGCCAAAAGGTATTCAGTTGCCAGAGAAGACCCAAGCTGAAATTGTTGCCGAGCGTATGAATAAAGGCAAGGATACCGCGCAACTTCTTAAAGAAGCTCGCGAGAGCATGGTTGAAAAAAAGATGGGCAAAACGCCTCCCATGCCTTTGCCTGAGCCCAGCGCACCTCGTCCCGGCATCGGCAAGTCTTTGGAAGACATGAACATGGACGTTGATACAGATCGCGGCTATGAGTATGCTACAAAGAAAAAAGCTGGCGGTGTTATCAAGAAGATGGCAAAAGGTGGTTCAGTTAGTTCAGCATCAAAACGTGCTGACGGCTGTGCTACGAAAGGTAAAACTAAAGGCAGAATGCTGTGAGAGCCTCGCGCGGGATGGGTGACATCTTGCCGTCAAAGATGCCGAAAGGTAAAGTCAAGGCTCGTCGTGACGATACTGACTTTACAGAGTATGCT